CCGACTATTTCGGAATACCAACCCAAATCGAGGGCCTTGAGCACTCGGCCCTTTGGCATCGTGCCTATAACCTTATCTGGAACGAATGGTTTCGAGACCAAAACCTACAAGACCCTGTGCCAGTATCCACCGGCGACGGTCCAGACGACCCCTCCACCTACCAAATCCTCAAAAGAGGGAAGCGTCATGATTACTTTACGTCCGCCCTCCCATGGCCTCAAAAGGGTCCAGCCGTAGAGCTTCCTCTAGGTACTTCAGCGCCTATCCACGGAGTCTCTCACGGCACGCCGAATCCGGCTGGTTACTCTACCACTCAGTTCCCAAATTCCAATTCTGATGATCCAACCAACACCACACCCGGCATCGGTACTCTTGCCGGGGATCCTTCACTACGCCCTTACGCGGATCTCTCGGAAGCAACTGCCGCGACCATCAACCAACTACGCCAGGCGTTCCAAATCCAAAAACTGTATGAGCGTGACGCCAGGGGCGGCACTCGCTACATCGAAATCCTAAAATCACACTTCGGTGTGACCTCTCCCGACGCTCGCTTGCAGCGTCCGGAATATCTGGGCGGCACCTCTAACCCTATCCAACTCAACCCTGTCGCACAGACTCAGGAAACTACTGACACCTCTCCACAAGCGAATCTTGCTGCCTACGGTACCGTTGGCATGCGACCCCACGGGTTCAACAAGTCGTTTGTGGAACACTGCGTCATCATAGGCTTTGCCTCGATGCGCGCAGACCTCACCTATCAACAGGGCCTCAATCGAATGTTCTCACGCTCTACGCGTTGGGACTTCTACTGGCCCGCCCTCTCTCACATCGGCGAACAAGCTGTTCTCAACAAAGAAATCTATGCCGATGGATCAGCCACAGACGAACAAGTCTTTGGCTACCAAGAACGCTTTGCGGAATACCGCTACAAGCCTTCTCTAATCACTGGTGAATTCAGGTCCAACTTCGCCCAATCTCTCGACACATGGCACCTGTCCCAAGAATTCGCCTCACTACCTCTGCTGAATGATTCCTTTATCGAGGAGCAACCACCGGTCGACCGGGTAATAGCCGTGCCCACCTCACCGCATCTTATCCTTGATACCTACATGATGCTGAACACCGCACGACCTATGCCGGTTTACTCCGTACCGGGCCTCATCGATCACTTCTAATCTAAGCAGAAAAACTCTTACCGGGAATTTTCGAACCGGCCCTTAGGCCGGCCCGGCTTCAGCCGGGTTCCCGTTCTAACCTCAACCCTCTTACCACGGCGCTGCTCGCTCGTGCCGGAGGCACAACCAATAAGGAACACCACTCATGGACCTTCCAACAGCCACGATAGGCGGCTCTGCTCTAGCCTTCCTCGGTGGCCTCATGTCCAACCGCGCGAACAAAAAAATCGCGCGCGAGCAAATGCGCTTCCAAGAAGCAATGTCTAACACCCAATATCAAAGAGGCATGGCAGACATGAAAGCTGCCGGCCTCAACCCTATCCTTGCCTACAAACAAGGCGGCGCATCCTCTCCGGCTGGTGCGTCCGCCACAATGCAAAACCCACTGGCCCATATGCCAACGTCCGCGCAAAACTACGTCGCGGCCAAACAAGCTCAGAGCCAAATTAAAAACGTGGACGCCGATACAGACTTGAAAGAGGCCAACACGGCTCTGGCTCTCAACAAAAATGAGACTGAAAAACTCGTTCAAATCAAAACCGCGTCCGAAACTGCCGGGATCGATGCCAACACGATCTTCACCGGCCAACGGACGGCAACCGAAGTTGCCAACACTCAAAGAGTTTGGGATCAAATTTCTCGAATCCTCATCGATAATGACGTTGCCATGGAAGAAGGAGAACTCCGTCAACAATTGGCCGTCATTGATCGCGGAATTTATGCTGGCAAAATTTCGCATACCCTCAGATGGATTGAGAAAAATCTCAACATCACCGGCAAGGACGCTCTGGACCTTATTAAATATGTGGGATTCATGCGGAAAAATAACGCTGTCCCACGACAACTACAGAACAACCGCAACAACTCACCCCGCAACCAACGCGATGATTACGACGTCATCGAATAAATGGAGAAACAAATGACCACCCCATTCAGAACCAACGAACGCAACCGCGTTAAATTCTACCCTCGAGGCGAAAGCCTCACCCACCAATCTGCCAAGGATGAATGCGACATAAACCGCATCATGCTCAAATGGCAGAAAACTGGCGTTCTAACCCACGCCCAAAACTTCCAAGGCCAATATGGCGACTTCACTCATGTGACAGGCGACTATCAGGAACACATGAATGCCGTCATCGAGGCCAATGACATGTTCATGACTCTCCCTGCCAATGTCCGAAAACGCTTCGACAACGATCCGGGCGAATTTCTTGAATTCGTCAACGATCCGGATAACCTCGAAGAAATGCAACGCCTAGGACTGGCTAAAACGCCTCTCTCAGAGGCAACTGTCATCGACGATGACCCTACCCCGCCCAAAAAGGCTCCCGCCTCTCAGAAAGCCGCTCCGGCGGCCAAACCTCCAATTGACGAAGTCGATTGACAGAAGGGCATAGTACCTCTCTTGTCGTAACTATGCCCACTGACACCGCTCAGTCAAAAACACACACCGAAAGGAACCCAAAATGAAGAAACGCAGAAAAATGTCCCGCAAAAAGTCCAAAAGGAACTTCGCTAAGGGCAATGGCGTCAAAGCCAAAAACATGCTCGGCGGCAATGTCATGCGTGGCGGCATCCGCCTCTAATGCAATGCAACTGCATGATACCACTTCGGAGGGGCATCGATGGTGGAATGGTCTCCAACCCGAAACAGGGTTACGGCGACCTCCTTTATCGTGTCCCCGCCGGACAGTGCATGGCCTGCCGAATACGCCTAACTAGAGAGTGGGCCGTGCGGGCCATGCACGAATCTACCTCCCACGAACAATCGATGTTCGCCACTCTCACTTACTCCGACGAGGAACTTCCTTATGGCAACACCCTCAACAAAAAACACCTTCAAGACTTCCACAAAAGACTCCGGAAAAGTCGTCCGCATCTGCGACTACTCGCCTGTGGCGAATACGGGGATGACACGGATCGACCACACTATCACGGCCTCTACTTCAATCTATGTTTTGTTGACAAAGAACCCCTCAAAGTCATCGACGGAAAAACCCTCTACCGGTCCGACACCCTCGATAGAATCTGGGGCCACGGCCTCTGCAACTTCTACGATGAAATCACCCCACAATCTGCCGGATACGTAGCCGGCTACACCAAGAAAAAAACCGGGAAACTCGCGCAGGAATTTTATCAATGGATAGACGAGGAAACAGGCCAGATCATCGAACGCCAACCCGAGTTCAAAACCCAATCTCTGCGCCCCGGTATTGGTCAAAAATTCGCTCTCAAATGGATAAACGACATCTATCCGCGGGACCAAGTTCTCTACGATGGGAACGTCATTCTCCCGCCCCGCTACTACGATAAGCTCTGCGAAAAACACCACCCTGACTTATGGCGGCAGGTACGTGTTCAACGTCTCGCAAAAGCCCGAAAAAAACAGGAGGAATACAATGCTCTAGCTCAATCCGACAAAACAAAAGTTCCGTACAAAGGCTCTGACCGTCACGGCATGGCCTCGGAAAAAATACTCGAATCGAAAAAACTCTCTAGGAACGAAAACAAATGAAAAATCTTTACTCGATCTTCGACTCAGTCGGCGGCTTTTACTCTCCCGTTTTTCAAACTGAAAACGACAACACCGCCATCCGAATGTTCTCTCAGAGCATCGGTCCCGACAATGCTCACGCTGCTGACTACACCTTATGGCAGCTTGGCACCTTCAACCCCGACAACGGGGAATTCAAAACCCTCAAAGAACCTAAAATGGTTCTGAACGGACTCTCACTCAAGAAAGGCCCTCAACAATGAAATCTGTAATGACCCACAACTTCAGCAAGGTTCCCAAAGCGGACATTCCGCGCTCAAGTTTCAACCGGTCTCACGGCCACAAAACCACCTTCAACGCTGGAGACCTCATTCCCATTTATGTGGATGAAGCTCTGCCCGGGGACACCTTCAATGCAAAGCTCACGGCCTTCGGCAGACTTGCCACTCCAATTCATCCGTTCATGGATAATATGTACATCGATACCCATTTTTTCGCTGTTCCTCTCCGCTTGCTCTGGGACAATTGGGAAAAATTCAACGGGGCCCAAGACGCCCCCGGTGACACAACTGACTATCTTGTCCCCACGATCTCAGCCCCTCTTGGTGGCTACCAACCAAGCTCGATGTCCGACTATTTCGGAATACCAACCCAAATCGAGGGCCTTGAGCACTCGGCCCTTTGGCATCGTGCCTATAACCTTATC